TTTATTTTTAATAATTCATTCCTATGAACACTCAAGCTAACCCCGCCGATCAGGACGGCGTAAAAACATCTGCCGACAACAACGATGGGAAAGTCGATAAAACTCCCGCACCGTCTGGTCAGGACGATAACAAGACCCCGTCAGGTGATGACGATAAAACACAGGAGCAAATGATTCCTATGAGTCGTTTCCGCGAGGTAATCGAGGAAAAAAACAAGTACAAAGAGGACTTGGAAAAACGCCAAAAAGCTGAAGAGAAGCAGAAACAAAAGGAGCTTGAGGAACAAGGGAAATATCAAGAACTGCTTGCAGAGAAAGACAAAGAGCTGGAGCTGGCTGGCCAATCCAAAGAAAAACTCACTCAGTACGAAGAGACTCTAGGAGAAATCTTGGAATCGGAACTCGAGAAGATTCCCGAGGACAAGAAAGCCCTGATCCCCGAAGAACTGCCAATCGTGGCGAAACTTAAATACATCGCCAAAAACCGCACTCTTCTCATGGGAGAAAAAAGCTCAACAGGTGCTCCTATTCCACCCAACTCTAAAAATCTCTCTGATTTTGAAGCCAAGAAGCAACGCTACGATGAGCTGATGACTCGGCAAGCCAAAGGTGAATTCCTCACTGAAAGCGAACGAAGAGAGATCATGAAACTGGGACAGGAAATCGTGGTTCTCAGAACCCAGCAAACTTAATTTTTACCTTTTAATTTTTTTCTACCATGACAATTATAAACGGAAAATACTCGACATACGACAGCCCCTTTCTCGATGAACTCGTGAAAGGTATCGCCGTACAGATCGATCCAAAGCTCACAACTTCGCTGGACTTGTTTCCCGAGTTTGAGCCTATCAACACAACCAAAATCAAATGGTACGACGGCAAAACCTATGCTCTTGAAGGACAAGTCGGAACTGGTGGTTGGACTGATGGAGCAGATACCACTGCTCTGCCAATCTCCACTGAACTGGCGGCTCTCATTAATGTGGGTGATGTGCTTCGTATCGAAAACGAATACGTGATTGTGAAATCTGTTGATCGAACAGGAAAAACAATCGACGTGTACGCTCGTGGACATGGTGGCACTACTGGTGCAGCTCACGCCGTTGATACTGCCATCTATATTCTTGGTAATGCTCAAGTGGAAGGAACTGTGGATGGTGACAACCTTTTGGAAGACACTATCGAGCAGGTCAACTACACACAGATTATCGAAGAGCCAATCGAGCTTTCAATCACTGCTCAAAAACAGAAGTACCTCGATATCGCCGACAAAATGAACGAGGAACGTCAAAAAGCGATGACTCGTGCTTTGAAAAAACTCAATCAGGCGATCCTTTTCGGAAAACCATCGGCTGGGTCAAAAACAACTCCGCGTTCATTTGGAGGTTTGAAGCACTACATCGAAAACACTTCAGGGGCTTACAACTACAACGTGGCGGGTTCATTTACTGAAACACACCTTAAAAATGTGCTTTTGGAAATGGCTCGTCGTGGAGGTAGCCCGAACACCATCCTGTGTTCTCCTGATATCAAGAGCGTGATCAACACGTTCAATGCTTCAAACACTCGTTACACCCGAGCAGAACGAATCGCGGGTAACTTCGTGGATCGTTACGAAGGTGAAGGAGTGGGAGTGCTGGATATCGTGGCAGATCCGTTCCTGCGTCACTCTTTCGGTGAGATGTACATCATCAACACTCGAAAGCTTGGAAAGACATGGTTTGCGGATGATCGTCTACGTTTTGCACCTGAACCTGCCAACTCTCGAACAATCAAAGAAACCCTACAGGGTCAATTGACTGTTCGTGTGAAGGACGTGGTGACTGACTGTGCTCGTATGTACGGTATCAGCTAAACCTCGGGGGAAGTTCGCCTTCCCCCTCTTATTAATTTTTTAACTTTCACTTCACATGAAATTCTTAATCAAAACTTCAGCAATCGGAGTATCCGATAAAAAGTTCGCCAAGCAGGGTGAATACGAAACCGAAGATAAAAAGGAGATCGAGCGTTTGAAGGACGTAGCCAAGCGTTTCCCCGACGATGTTGAGGAGATAAAAAGCAAAGAAGCTTCAAAGCCAAACGCTCAAAAAAAAGACGATGACAAGAGTCCCGAAGATCCAAAAGATCCCGAGGATAAAACCCCAAAGGACGACTCAAAAAAGGATGATCCAAAAGATGATCCGAAAAAAGCGGATGGCAAACCTGCTAACAATTCTAAGAAATAATTTTTTACACCATGGAGATTACAAACATTCTCAGCTACTTACAGGACTACGGTGTAACTCTCACGATTGTTGCTATCGTGCTTTTCTTTGCTTTTGCTTTCGGGCAAACGGGACTCAAGTATCTGCAGGAAAAACTTAAACCTGCTATTGCTACCGACCCGCGAAGCCATGCTTTTTTTTCAACATCAGAGAGGTTGATTAACTACCACATCCCCCGCATGAAGGTTTCAAGCGACCCTGCTCGAAACACTTTGTTTAGGGATATGCTGGTGAAAAAAATCGGAGCGTGGAGAAAAACCATGCTTGATTTTGTGGCTCGTGATTTTTCTTCTCTCAAAACTTTTGAGATTAAAGACCTCTTCGCTAAATCTCTCCAAGAGATTATCAAAGGCTACGAATCAGAGTGGAAAGTGTCAGGTGTTCCTGAACCTGTCGTTTTAAAGTTTTCCGAATGGCATTCTCCTCGAGTTGAAGGCTTGAGTAGTTCGGCAACGAGCGTTTTTGATGGCAAGTCTTTCACAACTCCCACAGAAATGCTCAACGCTACGCTTTGCCTTCAAAACGCTTTGCTCGTGGAAACCATCATCGATGCCGAGAGAACTCTCGGAGAGCTTAATGGCGAGCTTTCGGGGCTTACTTACCAAGGTTTAACTCTTCAATAATTATGTCGACTTACATCACCCCAGCACAGGTCAAAGAAAAATCTCGAGTAGCGGGTATTGCTTCGGAATCCGACGAGAACCTAGAAAAGCTCATCTTGGAAGCCGAGCCTTTGATCGATTCGCATTGCGGATTTTGGGAAAAAGCCGACGAAGATCAGGTTCGTTTATTCCCTCGTTTGAATGAGGAAACGATCCCGCAGGAAGTGACTGATGCAACTTTGGTAATTGTTGAACAACTCTTTCTTCAGGGAGCACCCACGCTTGAGGGCGAGGTTTCTGAAGAACGAATCGGAGACTACAGCTACAAAAAGACGGCTGTAAAAACTGAACTCATTCCCGAAAAAGCCAAGCTCCTGCTTCGTGGATTCCGCAAACTAACTGGCAAAGTAAACATTAAAACCGACTAAATATGGCATTTAAAGACCTTCTCACACAATCGGCGACCATCAAAGAACACACCGAAAGCAACGTCGGAGGCGTAGTCAAAAAAGTGTGGTCGGAAAAATATGCCAGCCTGCCTGCAAGGCTTAAAGCCAATCGCGGAACAGAAAAGGTCGGTGCGGAAAACCTTGAAAAATATGTTCGTGGAGAGTTCACGCTCTACCTCGAAGCTGGTGTGACTGTCACCGAGAAGATGAGAGCCGTGGTCAACGGCAAGGAGTACGAGATCGCTTTCGTCTCTGCAGTCCGAGATAAAAACGCGGTTCACCACCTAGAATTACAACTTAATCACACAGAGTAATGGCAATCAAAGTATTTGGTACAAACAAGGTCATCTCCGCTCTCTCAAAAGGCATTGAGAAGTACGTGAAGCGTACAGAAAAAGCCACCATGAAAGCGGGACTCAAAGCCGAATACTTCGCCAAAAAGAACACGCCCGTTGATACAGGAAATTTGCGATCGAGTATTAATACTCAGCTTGTAGAGAAAAAGAAAGATCGCGTGGAAGCCGTCGTCGGCACAAACATTGAATACGCTCCCTTTGTGGAGTTTGGCACTCGAAAGATGAAGCCTCGCTCAATGTTCCGAAAAGTAGTTGATGAGAACGGCAAAGAAGTCTGGAAAACATTTAACCAAGCACTCAAATGAACTTAAAAACCGCCATTTACGAACATCTCAAAAACGATTCTACAATCGCGAGCCTCGTGGCTGGCCGAATTTATCGTTCACTTGCACCGCAGGGTTCAGAGTTTCCACTCATCACGTATCAACGAATCACCAGCACAAACAAAAACGATATTGATTTCACCACCGAGCGGTTTCAGTTCGACTTAGTGGGAAAACTCGAAGATGACGACCAAATTGAGGAACTCAAGGAGGCTGTTATCGATCGCTTGAACCGCTTTAAGGGTGACCTTGGCGGGACAGGCTTCAAAGTAAAATCCGTATGGCTCAATATTGTGGCCGATGACTTCAATGAGGATCACTCGGCTCGTCGGATCGTATTGGATTTTCGCTTCGCGTATTTACGCAACGAAATTTAATTATTTTTTAATTTTTACACCATGTCTCAAACCAATCTACAAAAAGCGGACGCTCTACGTTATGGGTCAGTTACGCTTTCCATCGGCGACGACTTCAGCTCGCTCGTCAATATCGGAGCAATCCGAAACATGAGCTTTGAACACAAAGCTGAAAACGTGGAGGTGACATTCGACAATGTTCCCTCTATCAAAAAGTTTAAAAATGGACGAAAAGCCTCGTTTGTTTTTGATCTTGCAGAAATTGACCTCACAACTTTTGCCCAAACCGACTCAGGTCTAGTCGTGCAAACAAATATTGCAGGAAGTCCTGTGAATATAACAGACGAATCAATCATGCTTGATGGCGTGGAAGGCAAAGCTTTCGTTCATAAAAACGGTGATGGCAGCGTTCCGTCAAGCATTGTAGTGACCGATTCAGGTGGATCAGCATTGACTGAAAACACCGATTACACCATCCAGCTCGGTGCGGACGGATACGCTCGCATTGCTCGAATTGATGGCGGTGGTATTGCTGACGGCGAGGAAGTGCTGGTTGATTACACCTACACGCCAAATGTGAGCAAAAAGATGACGTTCAACACAGGCGGAACGAAGACTTATAAAGTCGCTCGTATCGTAAACGTGGACAATGATGGGAAAGAATTCCGCATTGATCTTGAGAACGTTACCAACATCAAACCACTTACCACTCCTTTCCAAGCCGATGATTCAGACGACATCATGACTTGCTCAATGGAACTTGAGGGATCAGTTAAGGAAGTTGTGGATGAGCAAAGTATTTCTTAATTTAATTTTTCCCTATGAGCAGAGTATTTGATGCGGATTCGGACGCACTATTATCCGAAAAAGATATCTTCAAAATCGGTGGCAAGGAATACCGCGTTCCCGATATCAAAATGAAGACCATGCTGGAGTTTGAAAAGCTCGAGCAAAGTAGCGAGAGTAAATTTGCAACCATCGTGGAGCAGATTTTTCTCGTACTTAAGGATGAAAACGATATCAGTAAAAAAGAAATTGAGGGCTGGGGCTTCAAAACCTGTCTTGCTTTTATCATGTGGCTTTTTGAGCCATTGCAGGAGTTGGGTTTAAAAAAAAGTCTCAAGGAGGAGAACCCCAAAAAGTAAAGCTCGGGGAAATGTTTGCTCAGATGATCAGATACTACAATGGCGGGTTTGATCACTGGAAGCTCCTCCGCCTGACCTACCGCCAATTTCTCATGTATTACACCAGTCTTATGAAAATGCTCGAGATTGAGAAAGGCAAAAAGCCGCATGAAACCAAAGAGCCGACCAGTGTAATGCATGACATCAAAAATATTTTTAACTCTAAAAGCTAAATGGCATTCGGAATGACCAACATTGTCGGAGAGCTAGGGATCAAGGTTACAGGGTACACCAGCGAACTCTCATCCTCACTCAAAGGTGCGACGGCTGATCTCAAGGGATTCAGTCGTAATGCCGAGCTGACTTCAAAGGTCTCTCATGCTGCTTTTATGGGGCTGGCTGCTGCCGCGACTGCTGTCGCTGCGGGACTGGCTCTTTCGGTTAAAAATGCGGTCGAATTCGAGAAAGGAATGGCCAATGTTTCCACGTTGATCGATACCAACACCGAAAGCATGGAAGAAATGGGCAATGCCGTCTTGGGAATTTCCAAGCGGACTCCTGTCCTGACTTCCGATCTGACTTCTGCTCTTTACGATGTGCGAAGTGCAGGTGTTTCGGCTGGTGATGCGATGAGTGTGCTTGAGAAATCCGCTCAACTGGGTGTGGCGGGTCTTGGTTCTACTGCAGAGGCGGTGGACTTGGTGACTTCATCCATGAACGCTTTTAAGCTCGAAGGCGAAGATGCTGAGAAAATCTACGGATACGTTTTCAATACCGTTAAATCAGGTAAGACCACTATTTCAGAACTGGCTCAAGGTTTCGGGTCGGTCGCGGGAACGGTGGCTAACGCCAACATTGAGCTTCCTGAATATTTGAGTGCTGTTGCAGCTTTGACCACGACGGGTATGCCTGCGGCTCAGGCACACACACAGATTAAGGCGGCTATTTCAGGTGTGACTCGTGAAAGTAAAGAGTTGAGAACGGTTTTGGATAAGCTCAATGCCAAGAGTTTCAAAGACCTCGTGAAGCAAAAAGGTGGTATGGTCAACGCTTTCCAAGCGATCAGTGAAGAAGTGGAGGGTAACGATGCCGCAATCTTGAAGTTATTTGGTTCAACCGAAGCGTATAATGCAGTAATTCAACTTTCAGGAGAACTTAATGAGAGCTTCACGGCAACATTGCTCGAAATGGAAAACGGTACAAACACTCTTTCCGAGGCTTTTGAAAAACAAAAAGCGACCACAACCGCTCAATGGCAACTTCTTAAAAACAACTTTAACGCTCTGAGTGTGCAGGTCGGGAGTAAATTGCTTCCCGCATTGAATAAAGTGCTGGGTGCGGTGGTGAAATTTATCGATAAAATTCCCGAACTAATCGATCAATTCAAAGATTGGGTCACAAATAACGACTGGGTGCAGGGTGCATTGGTCGGACTAGGTGCAGTTTTGACTGGGCTGGCAATCTCTGTGATTCCACCACTTATTGTTTCCCTTGGAAGTTTGATCGCAACCGTGGCTGTAGCGGCCGCTCCTTTTGTAGCAATTGGAGCTATTATCGCGGGGCTTTATGTGGCATTTAAAAACTGGGACACGATCGTGGAGTTTATGCAGGGTGTTTGGGATCGAATTGTGGACGCTACGACCAAAGCGTGGGAATTTCTCAAGCCTTACATCGAAACAGCTCTCCGCGTGGTTATTGGAATCATGACGGGCGGACTCAGTGAACTTGTGATTTATACGGTGCAAAACTGGGACAAGATCAAGGCAGCCATTGTAAAATTTTGGGATTGGATCAAGCCGTATCTTGAGACAGCCACTCGAGTTGCTTTTGCCCTGGTGACACTCGGGATGAGTGAACTGGTTATTTACGTTTCCAAAAATTGGGACGAGATCAAAGCAAAGGTTATTTCTTTTTGGGAGTGGATCAAACCATACCTTGAAGTGGCGGTGCGTGCTGCATTGGCAGTGGTTACCTTAGGAATGAGCGAGCTGGTGATTTTCACCGTACAAAACTGGGACGCAATCAAAGCAAAAACTATTGAAACGTGGAATGCAGTCAAAGCTTTTTCCGAGACTATTTGGAATGGGATCGTTGGGTTTTTCGACGGCATTTGGACGTCTATAAAAAAGACATTCAACGCAGGATTGGCGGCAGTCGATAAAGCGTGGACGAATACATGGAATGGAATCAAGGAGTTTGCGAGCAATACGTGGACTTCGATTAAGGAAATGGTCACAGGTGGGATTGAGGCGGTTGCTGATATTTTCTACGGAGGTGTGAGCATTATCGGAAACGCGTGGAGTTCGATTTGGGATAATATGGTGAACATTCTCGATAACATTTTCGGGACGGTTAAAAGCATGGTGGACAGCGTGATTTCATGGGTACAACGTGCCATCGACAAGATCAATATTTTCAAAAGAGAAAAAGAATCGGCAGGTGCTGGTGGAAGTTGGTCGGTTGGAGGTTTCACCTTTGGAGACAAAAGCAAAATTGCTGGTGTGGTTCATGGTGGTGAGTGGGTCGCTCCTGCTTGGATGGTTGATAAATATGCAGGCGTTATCTCTCAACTTGAGGGCGTGCGTACTCGAGGATATAGCCAAGGTGGACTGGTAGGTGGAGCTACCACACACAATAATCAACGCACCGTTCATCAAAATATCACTCAAAACATCCGTGAGGGTGTGGACTTTTCTATTGCTGCTCGCGAGATGGCGTGGAGGGCTAGATTTACTTAATTTTAATTTTTTTATGCTTGGAATAACTTATCAATACAACGGAATTACTCTCAACGACCTCACCAAGGACGCTCTTTCTGGTGAGACTTTTGCGAGTGAGGCCGAACGCGCAAATGGGTGTCATGTGAGCTTGATTGAAACCCCGAGTGGTTTTCATTCTCCTGAGCTGCGGCATTCTGAGGAGTCTCGCCAAGGGCAACACGGGATTCTCGACTACGACACCTTTGTGGGGAAAAGAGCCATCATTTTTACAGGGCAACTCGTCGCTCCTGACCGAGAAAAGATGGTAGAGCTGATTGATAAATTCCAAAAGGCATTCACAACGAGTGCCGTACCAAACAAGGACGATGGCTACCGCGAACTGCAATTTACCGAGGAGGACGGGATTGCCAAAAAGGTGTTTGCCAAAGTGGAAACAATGCCTGAATACGCAGAAGAACTGGGATTCCCATTTGTGCGAAATTTCATGGTAACGCTCAAATGCAAAGAGCCTCGAAAGCTCTCACAGGAGATCAACACCGCTCCCGAGATCAAATCAGATGTACTAGGAGCACAAATCAAACTCCCAACCAAGCTCCCACTCAATACAGGCTGGGATTATGTGTACAAAAAAACACTCGAAAACAAAGGGAATTTTGCAGCTTCACCAAAAATCACAGTCCATGCTCCATGCGTAAATCCAAAGGTTCTCAATCGTACCTACGGAGTTTTTATGCAGTTCATCTGTACCTTGACGGATTTAGACACGCTGGAAATTGATGTATTGGAAGGGACTGCGACGATCACTCGTACCGATGGATCAACCGAGGACGCACTCCTTGTTTTGACCAATGACAGCGAGTTTTTCTATCTCCTAACGGGTGAAAACGAAGTGGTCTTTCTCGAAGAGAGTGGAGTTCCACCCGTCAATAATACGTCATATAGCCGTCTAGAATGGTCGGATACTTGGCTTTAATTTTTAAAAAATTATGTACTCAATCAACATCTTAAATCGCGAAAATACAGCATTCAGTAAAATTCTTGATCCACAGGACTTGAATTTCAAGCTGACGCTGGGCGGGAAAGATACGGCGAGGTTCTCCCTCCCTCTTTCTCACCCTCGAGCTGAAAAAGAAAACCTCAAGAAGCACAATCGTGTGGAGGTTTATCGGGTGAATCCAAAGGATCGCACTGACGTTCGCAAAGTGTGGGTGGGGTACATTGAGGCGGTGCGGATTGTGGACGACAACCATCTTGAAGTTGGGTGCAATGGTTTTTTACAGCTCTTTGAGAAGCGTTCAGTTTCTCGTAGCTTTACCAACTGGGAAGGCGGAGAGGCTGTTTTTGAACTTCTGAATACCAAAGTAAATTCGGAGGATGACACTTTTATTTCTGCAGGTGTGAGTGATATCGACAAGATTTTCTCTCACGATTTTGCGGATATGAAGGCTCTCAAAGCATGGGAAAAGATTGCGGAAGCTACTGGCGGAGAGTTGCAGGTGGATACCGATTTTCGATTGAACTTTAAAAATCAGATTGGCGAAGACCGCACCTCAAAGGTGATTTTCCGCTTTATCCGAAACCTGCAAAATGCGAACTCAATCGATAATTTTACACTCCTAGAAGAAGGAAAAGAGCTTTTTAATCGCATTATTTGCTACGGAAAAAACCGTGTGGTGACTTCAATAAAAGAAGATTCTGACTCAATCGATGAATTTGGACTCCTAGAAAAAGTCCGTCACTACACGCAGATTGAAGATCAAGACACACTCGATGAGATTGCTCAGGAGCTTTTGGATTTTCACAAGCCCGTCAAAGTGATCCCAACTATTGAGCCAAACAAAAAGAAAATAGACCTTTTTGAATATGGTATTGGCGACCGCGTGCGAGTCATCATCAAACACGCACTCCTCGACTTTGATCAGGTTCATCGAATTTTAGAGATCAATGTTGTAGTCGGCAGAAACAACGAGGAAAACATAAAAATCAAGATCGCTGAAGAAGGCGTACAGGCGGTCAAAAATGATGAAGAAAAGCTCGCCGAACTCAGCCAGAGGGTTGAGGATTTAGAATCTTAACTTTTTTACTATGGCAAACAGAGTTTCCTATCTCAATTCAAAAAACACATTTTGGCAGGACATTGACCTGAAAAATGTAGAACGTGATTTTTTCACAGACGGGGTTGTTGATTTCAATAAAGATGCTCCATCTCCTTCTGCGGTCGGATCAGATTTGCAGGTTTTGGCTCAAGATACTCCTGACAAAACCGTGACAATCAAGATCGGAGTGGCTTATTTCCGAGCTACCCGAGCCGTCGATAATGATGGTGATGGAGTGAACGATGAGCTTATGCTCAGATTTCACAATCTTGCGGATCAAAATATCACGATTCCCGACAACACCTCGGGAACAGATAAAACTTTCGAAGTCTGTTGTTCGATTCCTGCAGCAAACATGGATGCAGAGACGATCAATTCCACAGCTTCCAATATTGGAGAGTTAATCGTGCAGGAAGAAGGCACAGGGCTTGATAATAAGCTCCTGATCGCAACCGTGACAGTTGAGGACGGTTTCACCGAAGTAACTCAAGCCAAGATCACAGACCACCGTTTGAGAGTGGCTTTTAAGGCTGTACCGAAAGGACTAACCGCGACGGTTTCCGAGATCAACCTTGCTCTTGATGGCATTCTTGCCTCGAGCCTTGACCTCAACATTCTTGAAAACACCACTGTTACCAAAGAAGAATTTAATCGAACCTTAACGGGAGCATTGGTGACGGCCGCAGAAATCAACCTGCTCCACGAAGTTGCGGGACTCACCAAGGCGGATCTGCAAAAACTGGCAAATATCGATGCAACCGCTGACGAAATCGATCAAGCTCTCGATGGAATTTCTCCTGACGTTTCGGCCGCCAATTTGAATATTCTCGTGGGTGGTGGTTTTACCAATTTACATAAACATCCGACCGATCCAAACCAAAGTGGAATCACCGAAAGCCCTGCGTACTTTTACCTTCCATCAGGTCTCCCCGAGGCTGTTTCGGAAAAAGGAATCATGACACGGTTCTTTTATCAGGAGGATACTGACGAGGAAAGTTCTCAAAATATCGAGGTAGTAAATGACAATTTCCAAGGCTATGAAGCCAGCTACAAGGAAATCACTAACTTTGAAAATGAAGCGGGAGAAAGTTATATCGGTGGATCGTTTGATACTTCCGAATACAAAGAAGGCACTCAGTCGCGATTGCGTCAGCTTTCTTTGGATAGTACGGGAACACTTCTTGTGGAATTTAGCTCTGCAAAAAATCTCTCAGCTTTCGCTGGCTCAGACATGATTGAGTTTTGGCTTTTTGTGAGTGATTTACCAAATACGGATATGGCAACCGTACAAATCGGTTCAACCGATCCATCTTCAAATTACTTTCAAAACGACTTCTTTTCACAAATTACTGGAAGTGGGTGGAATAAAATCAAAATTCCAATCAGTGCCTTTTCAAGTATTGGTACGCCTTCTTGGGATGACGTGGTGCGGATCAGGTTTGAGTTTTCAACCAACACAAACGGAAGTTGTGACTTTAACGTGGATACTCTTCGCGTTATCAAATCTGACAATACGACGGGGGCGGTGTGGTCAAATTCCGAGGGTGAATGGGAAATGCAAGACTTCTCTGGTCTCAAACGTTATGTAAAAACCGATGAGGCTTCGGGAGATAAAAACAGTGTACTTTCTCTCGGGAATCAAAGTCGAAGTTACCTCAATGGAATTTTTACCGCTAGAATCCGTAGATTGCAGGGTTCAGGAAATACGGGAATCAAGTGGAGGTACACCGACCCGACCAGTTGCTATGCGGCATATTTCTCGGGGACGGAACTGGTGCTTGGAAAAATCAATGGAACTTTCACACAAATCGCTGCTGTGAGCTTTGCCGTATCGAGCGACGTTGATTATTGGATCAGAGTGAGCTTTAACGGAGATCAAATCACCGTGGCCACCTCAACAGATGGGATCACATTTAACGATCAGATCACAACGACCGACACCGATATTTCGGGAACTGGTCAAATTGCTTTATTCGATAGCGGGACTATTTCTGCTTTTGATCAGGTGATTTTTGAGCAAACCTCAATCACTTACGAGCGTGACACCTCGGGAGATGTTGTAAAAATCGAGGAAAACACAGGCTTCGGAGACAAATTTGATGACGCTCCCACTGTAGCGAGAATTTATGAAGACACTGGAGGAACGTGGGCAATTGAGGAGAACGTAGACGACGGCACAAAGTGTTTGCTTCAGGAAGATACCAGTGCGGGTGAAAAACTCTTTTTATTGAAAAGCGACGGACTTTCAAACCTCTTCACCAATTTTACTTTGCGAGGAAATCTCAAGGTTGATCCAAGTGGAGCGTGTGCTTTTGTTTTCAAGTATCAGGATGAGGACAATTTCCATCGTCTGCAGTACAAAAATGGTCGTATTTCTTTTGTGGAGCGAGTGGCTGGTGTGGACACCGTCCTTGGAGAAGAGATGGCATTCACTCCCGAAGCTGATAGTTATTTCTCACTAAAAATTGAATGCGACACAAACAGCTTTAAATATTACTACTCCGAAGACGGTGAAGTTTGGGTTCATATCAGTGAGGTCTCGGCGACCGATTTTGAAAACGGGCAAATCGGCATCTTTGCCGAAGATAACGAGCTGCGTTCCGACAACCTTTTCGTGTTCGAACATAACGTCGGAGGAGATACTTTTTATGAAATCTTCTACGGGGAAGATGGCAACGTCTCTTCCATTGTCAAAAAACCCGTTGTTTCAACTTAATTTTTTAACTTTTTTACCATGGCAAATATCACAATCGGAGGCGGAGGATCAGCATTTAAGGACGCAATTCCTTCCGCTCTGCAATTCTCAAGCTGGGATAACTACAAGTGGTTTCAGCAAGGCGGTCAGGGATTGAATATCAACTACCAAAATTTCTACTACAATCCTGTTTATTTCCACCACGTGCAAGATGTGGAGAATAAAAAATTCTTTGCCTTACCTCAAGGAAAAGGAAATAACGCCAATTACAAACTCGCGGATCAAAAACCCCTCGGGTGCTACAAATATGACCATCAAACAGATCAAAGCACTTTTATCGAGTTTGATCGCGACGATATGTACGATCTGCGAAACAAGATCACGCAGAACAACTATACAAACCTGCTCTATGATGAAACGGACGATAAACTTTTCTTTCTCAATTTCTCAACCAAGGAGTTGTGGGAAATTGATCAAAGCACAGGGCAATTCACTAAAAAAATAACTTGTACAGTTGGTGGTTCGATCTGTAGTGCAGTTTGTGCGGGAGGTGAAATATTCGTAATTGATACCAGCAGGAATTTTGTAAAGTATGACATAGCAGGTAATTCATGGAGTGCTTTGGCGGGCATGGGAGGTTCTGCCAGCATGTCTCAGAGTTACTGCCGACTTCTTACTGATGGGACGTGGGTGGTTTTTGTGCCTTATCAAAATATGTCTCAAGCGAACTATGAACTGAGAAAGTTTAATATTTCTTCAGGAACTTGGAGTGTTGCGACAACATCAAACGCTCCAACACAAAGTAGTTATTACATTTCAGAAATTTTCAATGGATATGTGTACGTTCAGTATTTGAACACTTCCAACAACTATAATCAGATTTGGAGGTATAGTCTTTCTGGAAATTCTTGGACTGTGAACGCAATAAATCTAAGAACCAAGGGAATGACAAATGGTGGTGCATGGGGCATGTTTGCTGCCAATGGAAAGCTTTATTGGTATGGAAGCAAGCAATATCAAGACCCAAATGGTTCTCGTATGATGTCTAAACCTGCCATTTGGGAAATGGACACTGCGGAAAATTTCACTGAAACCACAAAGCACGTACCAGTAGAGTTTGGGAATTGGTGCTACGAGCGAAACAATGGATATGAAAATGACATGATGCAGGTTCAAAAATCCTGCGGTCGTTATCAGTTCTATAACTCTTTTCATTCAAATTCTAGGGGGTATCGTTATTTCCCATATATTGATCCGATCGGAAAAACGGTAGAATGGGTCAAAGTTCCAACGGAAAGCAATAAAGAAAAAGACTGGCAAGGATGGGCTGCTGTAGTGAAAAACGGAAAGCTCTACATGATAGATGCCAAAACATGTGACACTTTCGTATGTACCATTGGAGTTTGGACTTGGACGAAACTTGATAATCTTTTCACTCGTCTCGGAAACAAAATCCCTTACAGTTATCATGGAAATGCGTGGCTTTATGGTAGTTCTCCTAACGCAAACAGTCAGGGAGCAACTCCATGGCAAGGAATCGGAGGCCTTTTTACAGTCAAAGAAGATTCTGAGGATATTTTCCTTGTTTGTCCGAGATACTCTTCGGATACCTACTGTTACGTTTACAAATTTGATGTATCAGCGAACCAGTGGTCGCTATTGAACGCCAACGGCGAAATGCCAAATGCGTATTGGGGGCAATCTTCACATTCTACTTACCAGACCTACAAAAACCATGTAGTTGTTTCCAATCAAAACAGTTCGTGGCTACTTTTCCTTTGTCGTGGATACAACTCAGGAAATTCAAATCGGTATACCCAGTATTATTACGCTTTCAATCCAGTTGATGGAACTTTTGAATCAATTACTGGGCAAAATACTACTTCATGGTACGGGACTTACGGATTTACTCTCGACGGGAAGCCTCTTTGGCACACGAATAGCTCTTACAGCAAGATGTACTACAACGACATGGATACCATGGCATATGACATAAATAACAAACTACTGGAGCAGGTGCTAGATAATCAGGATCAGTACCTCTACATGAATAAGAAGAACGACCAGCACTATGTCTTCAACATTGATTCTCAGAATTTTGAGAAAGGTTTTGCTCTTGCCGTAAATAACAGCGATACAGACGGTGGAGTTTATCAAGAGTGGGGTTTTGAAGAGCAAATTGATGCTCCGAAAGGCGGATATCTGCTTGGATGGTCGAGAAATGCCTCTCTTAGCAATCCTTATAAATACGGGCGAATCATTATTGATAATGACGGGGTACGTTCCTCAATCGTAAATGACGCTCTCCCTGATTCTGTGGTGGATTCTTCCACAGTTTTCACGACCAAAGTAAAAAAGAACTTCAAGCTCTATTTGGAGCAATGGTGCTATAACAACGGTCTTGTGACCTTCTTTGCACCTATCAATTAATTTTTAACCATTTTTGCCATGAAATTCTACAAAGCTAAAAACACTTCTATCGGCCAAGGAGTCGAGGCTACCGTCCTTTTTCACAAGGACAACGGGGATGAGCTGATTTGCGTTCACTCAGACTTTGATTCTTTTGAAAAACAGAACCCAAAAGCCAAGGAATGCTCTAAAGAAGATGCCGACAAGCTCATCAAAAAAGCCAAAATCAAGCTGGCTGTTCCTAAAAAAAAGGAGCTTCGCAAAGCAAAAAAACTCTCAGATGAGGACATTATGAAGGAAATTGAGGATACAAAAACTCCCACCATCAACATTATCAAATCTGATAATGAAGAAGACCAAATCCTCACTTACGTTGAGGAAGTCGAAGTAGCTTCGGCTGATGAGTTTTTCGAAGCTCAAAAGGCTCAAAATGAAGAATTAGAGCCTGAAATTATTGAGGAAAAACCTCAAGAAACTGTAATTTAATAATTTTTTAATTTTTCACTATGACACCGAAACTATATTTAATCGCAGGTCATACCCAAGGAAAGGGAGAAGGAGCACAAAACCTGCAAACAAAAGAAACTGAAAACATGGTCGCTCGTGATCTGCTCTTGGATATTTTTCCCGAAATGCAAAAGGAACTTTTCACTGATCTTTGCCCGTTTGATCTTACTCTCGAGGAAAAAACTTCATGGATTAACAAGAAAGCAGGATCAGACGATCTTGTCCTATCTTGTCATCTTAACTCATCCCCGAAGAGGACAGAAAAAGGAGCATTTATTTTCTATTATGGATGCAGTCAGAAAAGTAAAGAAATGGCTCAAAAATTTATTGATGCCTACTGCAAAGCA